TGCCTGTCGCGATCGCCAATGCCGCATTCAAACGCATATTACGACCTTTAGACCATGCGTCAATCATAATTTGTTCAATTTTTGGTCGTAGTGGAGATAATGTAATCGGGTCTTCTCCCACCCCGCGCAATTTTTTTTCCATTTCAGTAAATTGTTCTTTCAATACGGCACAATGGGTCGAGCGCAGTCGCCAGTCACCATCACGACCTTCCTCAAACTCTAGCCCCGTGCCTGGGCAATGGCCGGTGCATGTTATAAAGAATCGACAATCCTTACAGCCCCCATGTTCCTGTGGCGTCACGTATAATGATAGTTGACGGACATGGGCGCGAGTACTTGGAAACGGCTCTCCAATTTGCCACGGCGCCGGATAGCCAAATCCTTCTCCGGGCAACCAATCAATTCCATCTTTTATTGCACGAGTACAATTTGCGGGATTCCCCTCGTTCCCAATTCCTTGTACCGCCGCGGTGCTCCATCCGTCACATGACCCAAAAACACACATCGCTTTACTGGCGTCGCCCCGTAGTAACTCGCGCGACTCATGGAAGTTTAAAAATTTTAATTGAACCAGTTCAGGTTCAAGAGCCGACAACTCCTGCATCGCGGTTTTAAGTTGATCGTCGGGCAAAAACCATTTTCCCGCGTCATAGTCCATCTCTAAAAAATGAAAATTAATAAATCGCACACCCTTACAATCGAGTTCTCGAATCCATTCTTTGAAACGTGGCAACACGGCCGGTGCACAATTTCCTGCGTGAAGTGTGATAATCAATGTTGGTCCGTGTCCCCACCATGCACCGGGTTCTTTTTGTAAGTTGCACACCATATCAATTGCGCGCAACGTTTTTTGTGTTGCGTTTCTGGTAGCATCTATTGTGCCCGCCCAACGAGAATCATTGAGATCGTCCGGACCATCCAAACTAATACCAACTTGTGTTTTATATTTTCGAAATAAATCAATGTGTGCGGGAGTGATTAACGTGCCATTGGTTTGCAGACCCGTCTGTCCCCAGTCCTCATATCCAACCTTTAATAATTCTTCTAGTTCTTCGAGACGCACGAGTAGGGGCTCACCGCCAAATAATTGCCAAAACCCCGTGGATTGTTTGGCCGCGGCCAGCACTTCTTTGCGGTGGTATTTGGCCGTTGGAGTAACCCGTCGTCCGGCCTCTTCATAACAATAGTCGCATCGCAGATTACAGGTAACCCCAACCGGTAAAATTTCAATCGACATGATGTATCACCATAACACGACTTTTTTCCCAGTCGCTGTTGTGTGCTCTTCGCGAGCGTTCCGACGATGAATTTGTGCTGTGTCCCAGTGATCGCCATGCTCTCGCGATTTCGGTAATGTTAACGATTCTGTCGCCTCATCGACATGATCTCCATGAGGAACAATATCCGTGTGGTCACCATGTGGTCGATCGACAATTCCTTCTACCAAGGCTTGGTCTGTGTGGTCACCATGTGGTCGATCGACAATTCCTTCTACCAAGGCTTGGTCTGTGTGGTCACCATGTGGTCGATCGACAATTCCTTCTACCAAGGCTTGGTCTGTGTGGTCACCATGTGGTCGATTGTTGTCATTGCGTACTAGAGCGTGATCCGTGTGGTCACCGTGAGAATTTTTTAATGTCGGCGCCGCGAGAACTTGCTCTAACGAAATAGTGCCATTCACAATATTTTTTGCGGTAGATAGTGGTATATTTTTGCCTTGCGTCCATGCCGTATACATCACTCGTTCAATTTCTATACGTTGGGGTGTCATTGTAAATGGCGTTTCTCCGATGTCCAACAATCGTCGTTCGCCTTCTTCAAATAAATCTTTCCATGTTTGACAATACGTCGTGCGCAGCCGCCAGTCGCCATACTGCCCCGTTTGACTTTCTTCTCCGGTGCCGGGACACTGACCCATACACATCGACCAATACTGACATCCCTGACATCCTCCGTGTTCTTGTGGAGTCACATACAGCGACAATTGTCGTTCGTGGCTCCGATTGGTCAATGGAAAGTCGCCGATTTGCCACTTTGCGACTTCCCCAAACCCTTCCGCCGGTAGCCAATCAATCCCGTCTTTATTCGTGCGCGTACAGTGTGACGGTGACCCATCACCTTCCAGTCCTTGTACCGCCGAGGTATTCCACGGATCACAGGCGCGCCAGACGCACATCACTTGCTTGTCATTGGCCCGCAATAAATTAATGATTTCTTTAAAATTAATAGCCGACGCGTTAGTCCATGTCGTAGATAAGTCCCACAAGTCTAACATCACCGTCTTCATGCGCTCGTGTGGCACATACCATTCACTATCCTTTGTTGCGTCGGCATCTAGTTCCATTACATGAAAGTTAAATGACTGAATGCCGCGCCGGTCCATGTCAGAAAGCCACGCTTTCATGCGTGGCCACGTTTCGGGTGTGGTATTTTTTCCGTGAAGCGTCAGAATCAAACTCGGAATCAATCTCGGATTGTTTGTTTCCGCGGCGCGTGTCAGTAACATATCGATTGCACGAAAGGTTTTTTCGGTGGCTTTACGGGTGGCCTCCACCGTGCCCGCCCAGCGCGAGTCATTTAATTCATCCGGACCGTCCAAACTAATCCCCACGTGTGTGTTGTATTTTTCAAACAATTCCACATGCTTTTCAGTTATCAACGTGCCATTAGTTTGGACGCCGGTGCTGTCCCATTTTTGAAACCCGAGTGACAGCAATTCTTCCAATTCAGGCAATCCGATAAGCAATGCTTCGCCGCCAAATAATGACCACCGACTATCGGAATGTTCGATTGCGGCAAGAACCGCTTCACGATTATACCGAAGGGTTGGGGTGAGTTTTCTGACGGGCTCTTCGTAGCAGTACGAACATCGCAGATTACACGTCACACCAACTGGTCGCACTTCAATACTCATAATTAAACACTCCTAGTATAACATCTTTTAATTATTAAACGGGTTGAGGCTCGTCAATATGCGCAGTATCCGTATGTGCATTCACAAACGACACATCGGTATGACTATCGACATGCGCATCGTCAGTATGGCTGTCGACATGGGCCGTGTCGGTATGACTGTTGACGAACGCTACGTCGCTATGACTGTTGACGAACGCTACGTCGCTATGACTGTTGACGAACGCTACGTCGCTATGACTGTTGACGAACGGATAGTCGGTATGCGGCACGTCGACATGGGCCGTGTCGCTATGACTGTTGACGAACGGATCGTCGCTATGACTGTTGACAAACGCTACGTCGCTATGACTGTTGACGAACGCTACGTCGCTATGAGGCGTGTCGCCGTGGGTGTCGTCATGAGCGTCTTGATGCGGCGTGAAGATCCCCCCCTCCTCGGCGATGCCCTCCGGCACGTCGGTATGGGCGTCGGTATGTTCGTCGTTATGCGCGTCCGTATGAGGCGTGTCCGTATGGGCATCCGTGTGTGGCGTGTCGGTATGCGGCACGTCGACATGGGGCGTGTCGATATGCGGCACGTCCTCATGCGCCTCGTCGGTATGCGACACGTCGACATGGGCCGTGTCGGTATGCGCGTCCGTATGGGCGGTGTCCGTATGGGCATCCGTATGGGCGGTGTCGGTATGGGCGTCCGTATGGGCGGTGTCGGTATGGGCATCCGTATGGGCGGTGTCGGTATGGGCATCCGTATGGGCGGTGTCCGTATGGGCATCCGTGTGTGGCGTGTCGGTATGCGCATTAACAAACGCAGTATCGTTATGTGCCCAATGCTCGTATTGTGACTCCCCGAGAAAATGAAGTTGCCCATTAGCAGTCGAGGGCGCATACGACGTCTCAACCCAAACAGAACCGGCTTTTCCGATCTGTTGCGCGACGGCAACACCATTCGCTCGCCGTTCAACGCCCGTCGCATCGATATAATGAATATTGTTCGCCTCGACCCAAAGACTCCCCGAACGCGCCCCCGCAGGTGTGGCAATAGTGGTTCCTAAAAAACGAAAGCGAGTATTAGCGGCGTCACGCCAATACAAATAACTTTCGTCAATCCACATTGAACCATTTGCTGCCATGATATTAGGTGCTCCATTTATCGACGCCGACCGGAAGAACTAAACGACCACTATTAGAATCATTCAAATCCACGGTATTCGCCACCACTACCGCACCGTTTACCGTCAGTGTCCCCGTAAACGTCTTGGCTCCTGCAAACGATTGGGCGGTGGTATTGACATATCCAGCAACACTTGTGTTGGCATCAAGGTCAATCGGAGCACTTATTACCCGCCAACGCGCGCCACTCGCGACACTGACATCATAGTATAACATACAGGTGCCGCCGCCAGGAATTTGAAAGTCCCTGTTCGCGGGACACAACACACCATTGGCACCGGCGGCGGCATTTGCGTGTTGAAAAATTAATGTAACCGCACCTGTATTGAACAGCACCAATTGACGATATTGCGTCGTGTTGGCTTGTTGAATTCCTGCAACTATCTTTCCGGTATATCCAGAGGACGGATCCGTTGCCGTCACGCGATGAATAACGGAATTAGCATTGGCGGAAAGCGGTCCGGCAATACCCGACCCACTTAAATTAGTGGCGGTTTCAACAAAACTGCTACCAAACGACAGCGGACCACCCAACACCATGGCATTATTAAACGTCGCATTGCTGCTAAACGTCACATTCCCACCAAAAGTGACGTTATTATTTGTGGTCAATGCGCCGTTAGTCACCGTATTTGGACCAAGCGTTAGGTTTGTGCCCGTAAAGAAAATATTGGCCGCATTAGTGGTGTACACTGTGCTGTTGGTCTTAATCTGTGAAACAGTACTATTAACATTGTATGTTAATGCTTGGTCTGCGCCAACGGATAGCGTATTTACTGTGGTGTTACTGTGGATGGTCAGCACCGATCCTGCGATTGCCGCATTCTTAGTTAAAGTGGCGGTCGCATTAATTGTAACCACCCCCTGAAATAGAGTATTCGGTCCTATCGTTAAATCTGTTCCGGCCCACACCGTGTTGGTCATGGTAATAGTAAGATTTGTTCCGCGTAATGTCGCGGTATTACTATTTGAGGAGTTTGTAGTCAGTCGTAATATCGGAGTGCCCCCCTCCAGTGCGGTACCCCCTAGCACAACGTTTGCATTGGCCACCAATACCGCAGTATGTACCGCCCCGTTCACATATACATTACCGGTCGACACTAAATTTGCACTCGTCGCATTTGTTACAAGCACGTACGTGCTTGTGTTTGCAATCTCACTAATAACATTATTGGTGGCATCAAGCCACGTATTAAACGTGTCGGTAGTCTGAATGATGGCGGGTATGGGCATAGTTATTCTCGCTCAGAAAATATTATCGGATACTTGGCAACCAGTGCCGACACATGTTGTGTCAGTTCATGTAATAATGTCTCACATCGATCAATCCGATCTTTTAAATATTCAAATCGGGCGTCGGCCGTATGTTGCTGTATCGTCGCTCTTTTTATCGTTGCTCGCATCCGACGATGCCGCAGCAATTCGTCCGCATTGGTTGCGAGTAATGCTTGCGTTTCGGTATCACGGACGACGCGAGAATCTGTGGTCTGCACTAACGCCATATGTTTATTTATCCTTTACTCATCTAACGCAATAATACGCAGATTCGAAATTAACGGTACCGTTACTGTATCTACCGTATACGGATTGTTGGGGATTGACGACCGCAGCACTACTTTAATTGCAAACGTATGGAAACGATCGAACGTGGTGTTATTAGACACATACGACGCTTTATTATTTACCGTGCGGTACTCGTACTCGCGACGGATTGCCGCTGACGACGAATATACAGATTCTTGTCCTTCTTTGAGCACCATCAATGTCCACGGTTTCTCTTCAAATTTTTGGGCATCGCCTGTAGCCAGCACACGATAATAGACATCAATATTGTGTTGTGGTGCACGGACGGCGGACAAGTACACCTTTAGATCGCCGGCGTCGAACCCATCCGCCAAGGTAATCGGTAATGTCAGATACCGGGCTTTTTGTTCCCCGAGCGCACGTGACGCAATGCTGCTGGTTTCTCCGCTGTAAGTAAAGACGGGTTGTCCGGTTGACGTAAAGTCGTTATTTGAGGATAACGTCAGTGTGGGGGTTTCCGTATACCCATATCCCGCATTTGCGACGTAAATGCTGGTTACATACCCCGTGGTATTTGTATTGGCATACACTTCCGCACCCGTACCGTTTCCTCCCGTCACCGACAATGCGTATGAATTGCCATTGGCAGTGTAGTTACCGGACGCAGCGGTATTCGGTGTTGCGGCCGTAAATGCCACACCAGTGGCATATAACCGACCATTATCCACCATGTTTTTAATGAGTAACGCACTCACTCGCTCCACATCATACACCGGCGATACGTGAGAATTCGACGTCCGTAACGTGGCCGTTAATTGTAACGATGACGCACGACCATCAAAAATGCGTTTACGTTCTGACATTTCAACCGTCATATTTGGGGTAAATGTCTGTGCTATGGCCACATTTGACGTATTTACCGTTGTAAGTGTATGCTGGGTGTATGGTCGTGTTGCGGGAAAATCCAAATAATCCATTCCCAAATACAACAAATCATAATCAGTTTCGTCGATCAACGTGCTATAGTTATTTGCTACCTGCAACGCCAGCGTGCCTTGGGCCATACTAAAATCGGCCCGATGAATCACGAACGTTAAATCTTCCAGTGGCTCAGGCACCCATGTCCGCTGATTTTGTGACTTAAACAACACTCCACCGTGCGGCTGTTGTGCAATAATATTACTGGATCCGATCAATTGTTTACCAATTTCACCCACAAAAACTTCGTATTCATTGGAATTGGATAGCACTACAAGCGCATATTCAAAATTTGGCGTCAAGTATTGGGGAGTATCAAACGTAAATCGCGTGTAATGTGATTGATTGCCCGGAGACGGAGTAACCCCCGGCGGTATCACGTTAATATTTCCGGCCGTCACGGTCGCGCTCGCCAATATCGTATCCGCAGAAGGCACACCATTTACTGTGGTGCGCAGTTCGACGGTTACATCCATATCTGTGACGCCCTTTTTCGCAAAAAATAAATCTACGGCCGTGACGTATACACCATTCGGGTACTCAAGCTGGTTGATTAAGAACGTTTGTGCCAAAGGATCAAGATACCTGATAAAGTCCCAATCTTCATCGATGGTCGACGTAGAATTAGACGTCGACGACGTTATCTCACCTTGCGTAGTGCGAGACTCCGTTTGTCGCGTGCGAATCACTTCTTTTTGTTTGACGACGGTTGTGCCTTGCGAAGTAAATTGACGACGGGCGGATGATTCGGTAAGGCTGTTTGGCGTAACATTTTCCAATCGAAACACTCGCGTACCAGTATTAAATTGCAAATCCGAACTCGTCCCACGCAGACTGGAGGTTGCATTAGTACCAGTTGGTTGTCGCATTCCCGGTAATCGGAACATTCCAAAGAATGAGCCGGGACTTACGGCCACGGTTGTGGTCGTGCCGGTGGGGGTCGTTTCAAGATCTCCGATACTATACCGAATGGGATTATCAGTCGTATACGAACCAAATTGTTGCGTAAACGCCTCAATCACGTCGCCCGGCAACGCTTCAAGCACCACGTCGCGAGTACTCGCGTCGTAACTTACAATTCGGGCCCTATATCCGGCCACACCGGAGTTGAGGTATACGGCCGGCAACAAGACATCGTCCAACAAACTGATCCGGGCAGTATATCCCCCATCCGTAAAATGAATAATTTTCCCTGTATACGGATCGCCGGTAGTCGGGGCACCGACTCCCAAACGGAGCGTCCATGGCGATTGACTGGTTACCTGTTGCGCTTGACCGTGCCAATGCTCATATTCCTGTACAGGAACACTGACCGTTTCTGCGGAACGGACAGCGCCATCATTACGACGAGATATAATCGTTGTATTTGCAAATGACCCTCGCGCATCGGTCAAATACAAATATGTGATTTCCTCTGATGTGTTGGTTACGATTCCAACAATACGCGCAACCGCTCCATTGTTTGCGGTAATCGTATCTTCCACTTGAAATACATCGGCATTGCTGTCGGCGATGGTAGTACGATTTGCTCGTTCGATGTAGTCGGTAACATCGATCTCATCAAACGTGGCGCGTAGTGTTGCGCCAGGCAATAGTCCTCCGGCCGCAATATCCACATCAATTCCGCGCATTTTATGGGCAACGGATTGATCAATTACCCGTTCACCCATGTCTGTAGTAACAGTGCTTACTTTGGTATGAGTAAATGTGGCTTGTGAAAATGTGGTGGTGGTTGTTGGAGCAATAGTTTTAGTAATTAGCCATTCTTGTTCGCGCACATCGTCTGTGTCAGAAGCCCATCCGTCTGGATCTGGATTGTTCGGATTGGTAGTTCCCGTTCGCCATCCGTACCACGGTTCTTGTGTTGTTGTTGGCATGCCCACGACCGTAGATTCCCAATAATTCCACGATGTATCTACCCTCTCGCCATCCAAAATTCCGTCATGTTCATTAAACAAGGACACCACTAAATCTGGTTTTGTAATGGTATCAACCCACGTATCACTACTCGGAAACATGCGAAGTGACCCATCCCACGAAAACACATTAAAAGGATTGATATTGATTGATTTTGAGGCCAACCCTTGTGTAACGAGAGGTACTTGGGTGTATGTCAATGAGACTAATCGCGACGCTTTGTTACCCATCTCTTGCACATTAGACGATGCCGACGGATTGACCGTTAGTGCTTTCTGCGCGACCACTCCGCGCGGGCGCATCTGTTGGTTTTTATGATCTAACGCGACGGTCATGTCGCGATTTCTAAAGTTGCCAACTTTATCCGTCGAAAAATTATCGGTTACAATCCCATTTTTAAACCGTTCATTATCATAGTCATCCAATTCCGGATTATTCAACGACTGTAAGTCCATCGTGGACAGTGCTGCGTAGTATTCCAAATTTTCAATACGCTTTTCGAGAGTGCGAATATCCTTCATCGTGTATCGACGATATTCAAACGGATGTACGACGACCGTATTTGGAAATGGAGTGTACGCTGGATACGACATTACATATAACGTAATGCCGTCAGGATCATCTCCTGGCACTTGCGGATCGACCGCCGGCGTGCCGGTAATTACACGGAACTGTTTATCTTTTGTAAGTACTAATTTGTCGACCCGCGGCAGATAAAATTCATAATCCGCACGATACGCCGCCGTTGGATACGGCAATACCGTGGTCTCAAACGTGCCCGAATCTGACGTGTATGGATTTGTGGCCGTATTCGCGGAAGCAAGATTGGCCGTGCGCACGGGGCGAAAATCCACATGTGTAGCTAACGGTCGCACATTGCCGTTTTTAGAATCGACAAAAACCGGGATGTCTTCTATTACGACGCCGCTATAACTTGCGGGGCTGAAGTAACTCAGACCGGCAGTGGCCGTGCTATGATGCCACCGATCTACAATGACCAGTAGTTGAGAACTGTTGGTCGTGTAGTGCACTTTTCCAGATTTGAGTGCAATAGAAGAAAAATCATAACACCAATCTTGTTGTCCAGAATCGAAGTTATAGTTATCCGTCACATCTACCACCGCGGCGACGTTTGTGCTTATGGTGTTGGCGTCTTTTACGGCATATATTTTCTTAATTGTTTTAACGTCCGCAATCCCTAAACTAACCACCCGATCGGATGTCGTATTGATACTGTTAATTGCAATATGTCCTTTATTATTCGACGTATTAGAAATTAACATTCCTGACGCATTAACTCCAACGCTACTAAGCGTTGTGTTCCCTACATATAATGTTTTTGTGCGCGCACCCGATACGTCTGTGGGTAAGTCTATGGCCATGCGAGCATACACATCAATGGTAGTTGGTCCCGGACTGGCATATCCAGAAATGGCAGTATTCGGCACACCCAAAGTAATAGTGTAGTCGTCTACATCCGCAACGGCTGCATTTAATGGAATGACCGCTCCATTGCTACTTAATGACGCCGCAATGTAATGAAATACGTCTTCTGACTGTGGATATGGAGCCTCTCCTGTGCCTAGAGCAACGGTTGAGGCATTGATTACAAATTCGACATTACCCGTCGTGGCCGCATCATTACCAGACACAGATCCAATATATCGCAGTACTTCATAATTTTCGTCAGTAATCGTGTCGGGTTTAATAACCCCTCCGCGATAGCGAAACAGCAACGAGGTGGCGTTGGTGCTCTGCATCACGGTATTGGCATTTGCTGCGTGTCCAACTTTACTAAAAATGCTGACGGTCGCGCCTTTGGTTTTAGTATTGGCATTGTTGGTCATTGACCGAATGCATTTGTCGCTAAACGTCACTTGCACATTCGCCGTGGTATTAACGAATTCCAGCACATCATCCGATACTAGCGTCAGGGTATGTATCCGATTAGTGGCGGAGGTGTTGGAATATGCAGACGCTACTACAGGATAAATGACCTCATATCCCTCCGTCGTATACAGGTTGACCGTTGCCCCGACAAACGCATGATTGCCAACAGGAAGCACCCCACCATTACTAGTAGATGTGTTTTGTGTTAACGTGAGCGTTTTGGCGGCCGCATTTTTTGTAACCGACGTTAATCCCACATCTGAATTGGCAACCGCCAGCACTTGAAATGTTTTAGTTTGAAATTGCGCACCTACCATATACAGTTTATAGGTAGTGTTGGCGTCACCGATACCCGAATGATACACAAACGACCGTGCACGTGCCGTGCCAATTTTACTCGATAGATAATTGCCAGACGTTGCATTAACTAGGTTGACATTAACATTAGAAAATGGCACACAATGCAGATCAACGACTTCCATTGTATTGATGTTAAACAGCCCTCTATCTCGCGTGACAATCGCATACGGACCGAATCCTGTGCTTACAGTACCATTATCAATGGCATGGGTGGTGCGGGCTCGCTCCGCCGCAATTTTTGTCACTCCACGCGTCGCAATTTCATACCCCCGCACATACGCTTTGCCTGTTTCTAGTTCTAAATTAACTTTGTCCGACGACACCACGGTCGCAATAGTATTTGTAAATGCCACGGTAAATGCGGCGTTGACCTCCAGTACGGTGTTACTCGTAATAGTGACTACCGCTCGGCGCTCACCATTCACTACTAACACATCACCCGAAGTAATTTCTGACTGAAATAATGTGGTTACATTACTGGTCGTGCCATTGGCCGCCGTAATAATAGTAATTGTGTTTGCCCCTTGAATAATGGGACTGGTGGCATTTCCCGTGACAAATCCTGTAATATTTGGAATATTCAGTGGGGGGTTATGATCTTTTACCAGCAAACGAAACGGCGTGACTACATAGTCCCCCGACTCATCGTTAGTGCGACGCGCCAGTGTATTTTCAATAAACGTTGATTGTAGTCGATCAGATTGTGGTTGAACTACGCCATCCACAATACGCGCAATTTCAATAAAATCTGTATTGCTGTTCGTCGCGATACGATCGTCCAGAATATCCTTGGCCGTTAAAATGGCCGTAATTTTCAGTCGATCGGCACCGGGACCAGCATAGTTGGTTGTGCCTAGGGCCGGATCTAACAACGTTGCATCGTCCGACGACGTAACAATACGCTCAAGGATAGTGAAACCTATCCGCTTGCTGGGCGTTTGAGACCCCGTACTCAAAATCACCGTTTGTTTGGGCACCTCAACCAAATGTCCGCGCAGATAGAATACGCCCTTTTCGACCGAAAAAGTACTGGCTACGTTCGTGGCCGACACACCGGGAGCAACTACCATTGTGGCAATGGCACTTCCAGTCGTAATATCAGAAAATTGCACACTTTCTTCCGCGTCAAACGAGACAGCGGATAATGGCGCAAACAAAATAGCCGCATAAGAGGAGGTCGGCTGTGACGATACTTGCGTTACTATCGCTCTAGCACCACTACTTAATCCTTCGACAAGTGCCCCAACATTCGTTTCTTGATTGAAAAAATTATTGATGTCAATTGCGTCGTTGCGCAACACCTGCAATACTACCACATTTGTATCAAGCGTTTGTTGACCCCCGCTAACCGCACTTCCTTCGCGGTACACACTTGACGTAACTTGTTCCACCTGATTTTGCAGGATGGACTGTATTTGATTCAATTCTCGCGTTTGTACTGGAGTGCGAGGTTTAATCAACACACGATGAAATCGTTTATCGCGGTCATAATCGTCCCAGTATGGGCTGCTGCGAAGAATGTCCTGTGTCGTATTTGATAGCGGCATACTATGTTCCTATTAAAAAGTCAGTATTGTACGAATGGCTTCTGATTGTGCGTTGGCACGAATTACGGGCGTTACATGGTTAACATATAAAATTTCACCGGTTTGGAGCAAAATATCAGGAACCGCAACATCAGTCACGGTCGCCGTGGACCCAGAGGCATCAACAAGGTTAGTAAACATTTCGGGAAGTGCCGACGGCACCTGATCATTAGATGCATTTCGTACGGCGACGGTGTTCCCGTTTCCAATACCAAGAATTGTAGTATCGTTCACTGTTGTTGAAAATGAAACTCGGGAAACGTGCGTCAATTTTAACACGCCTCCAGATTGCTCAACTACTACACCATAGGCACCCGTCGCGGCTTGATACACAATTTCGTCTTTTGAAAATGTGTCGGCTGTTGAAACGGTCAATGCAGTCAATAAATCATACGTATTGGCGGATGCAATCTCCCCACTTTGTAACACGGGATTTTTTACAATACCAATACGACGATACTCATTGGCCGTCGTAATAAGTCCTCCCTCGGACCCCGTTAACTCTGCATACAGCATAACTTGATGTGCATGAAGCTCGTGTCGAGGATTAATTCCGTGATTGGATATGTAATGGGTGCCGCTAGTATTACTAAATGGTGCGCGTGGCGTAATAATGGCCGTGGCCTCGGCGCCGGTGCCGCTGGCAGCCGCGAAGGATACGTTCGCAAAACTATAATTTTGCCCATATGCCACCATGTGAATACCGGTGACTACGTTGCCCGTCAGCCGAACAGACGCTTCGGCGCCCGTCCCATCCCCTTCAATAATGACCGCAGGAGTATTGTTTGGGTCGTAGTCGCTACCGCCTTCATTAACAACAATTTGATAAATTGCGCCATTCCCCGTCTTGCGCGCCGCATCAAATACCGCATACGTCGCGGAACTATCGCTTTGCACGTCTCCTGTACCGGAATCGATGGTATCGCTTGGATTAATGACTGGTATGTATGCCGCCGTTTCGAATTTTTGCGCGGCAATTTCCGGTATCGAATACAAGTATTTCCATACATAAAATTTGTTATTTTCTGCATCAGACGTTACTAGATCGCTCGGGGATGCCACGCCCGCAATCGTGGGCTCTTGAATGCTGATCGCAGTCGTTGCGACGTTGTCGGACGTACGACCATTAAAAATACATTTGAATACATCATTTGTAGAGGTAACCACATACGGAGCACCCAATGCGGTATTTGCGAACTCGTCGCGCGTAGTACGATGATCGTACATCTGATACGTTGCGCCATTAGACCATACGTATTTTGGTACAACATACGCAACGTCAGTATCGTTCAAACGACGAAGCGCCAACGCATCACGTAAGTAGCCATATGACGTCTGTTCTGTGTCTATAGGAGTATCTGGACTCGTATCTGACTGCGACCACGGGGTTGACCGACCAATAAACAAATAATATGTGTCGTGCTGGGCTAGTTGCTCGCGAGTTTTAAATAACGTGTTACTGATCGCGGACGAAAACGACGTATTTACAGTGACCGCCCTACCATTTGATGCAATTGCTGTAATTAGTCGCGACTCATTATTGACGACCAGAATATCCCCTACGCGCATAGTACTAAACACATTACCGGAAATGGTCAATACAACGCTATTTGCATTCGCCGTCGCGGTATTGGCGCCGTATGTACGCAACCCTTCCGTCAACGACTCAACAAACTGTTGTGCGTTGTGAATGCGGTATTTTTCAGTAGTAATGACCGACATTATGCGCGTTTCTCCTTTTTTATTTATACGAACTACACAACTGCTGTTGGTGCACTTATATCAACCACGGGTGGGTTCCAGTCAACCACCGACAATAACTGCGCTGTTTCATACCCAGTTAATTCTTGTGTTTCGTAGGGCGCAATTTCCGTATCAAACACAACAAATAGATTGACTGTTATGTCCGTTGATACTACCGGAGCACTTAATGATACGGTGCTTGTCGGTGCCGGTGTGTCAACATTTCCGGGGTAAAGTTCTTCTTCTTCATTACTAATCCCTATATGGGCCGAATCGATCGGTACAATAATGTGCTGACTTTCTTCCTCGTTACTAATCGTAATGCCTGAGACATTGACTGCAACGGCAACACTCGATTGAACGGTTGTTTCTTCGTTGGTAATATTAATAATATCCGTCGACGGGCGCATCGTTATATGCAACGTTCCAGACGCCGGTTGCACGTTGAGAAGCGCAGACGATGACGGAACACTCCCGACGAATAATGTTATTGCCAACGATGCGGAGGGCGCAGATACCGTAATAGTTTTGATACTTTGGGGGGTCGAATTTAAATCTTCGGCTATTGTGAAGGTTAGATCCATACCCCCAAAGGTAATAATCGAAGTACTATCAATTTCTGTGGTAATAGTTTGTCGCGGAAGTAATAGACCCCCAGACGGATGGAGTAGCCGTTTTAATACCGTGGCATACCGCGACAGGTCTTCTTCCACCGTCATCACATACGAGAACGGCTGATACTTAGTAATATCCTGAAGATATTGGTCCGCTGACGTAAAACTTCGGGTGTTGCGGAAATACGGCGCACCGGAACTTACCGCCCCGAGCGTCAAGGCCAACTCGGCATTACTTCCACTTGTGGTAGTAGATGTGCTGGTATTTACCGTAAATGCCACATTACTATATCCAGATCCGCCGACGATAACATCCACTTGACCAAGTTGACCCGTTTCTTTTTGTGCCGTTATTAAGGCGGGACGAAATGCGGTGCCAAAAATTTGGTTATAGGACAGTGGTTCTACTCCCGCTTCATCTGCGGTGGGTGCAACGGGAGGTTGTACAATGATCGTCGGTAATCCAGCAACATACCCCTGACCAAAACTGTCAACAGCTACACTGAATACTTCACCGAGTGCTGTGCGTGCACCATTAACATAGACAGGATAAACTGAAAGATTTGATGTTAAACCAATAATTGTGGTTTGTAAATTGGTCCCAAATAAAGCAGAACTGGCGTTAATGCTCCACGACGGCTCGTCTAGTGTAATAGGAGGATCCGCAGTTAACAAATCAACAAGCGAGATACCCACCTCATAATAATTAATAGATTGTCGTTCCGCCCCATAATCTAACCCGTCTTCTTCCCATGTAAATGTTAATGTGTCTCCATCAGCAATACTGTTCGTTGTTCCCGACCCATCATGACTAATTAAAATATTACCAGAAGAAATTTTATCTACATATCCCGATAAGCCAAATCCACCCCCTGTGCCTGAGTTATCGATAATTAACGGCAATCCTTCATAATACCCCAATCCCGGATCGTTGATATTCAATTGAGTTAAGTCAGTATCAGTAAACGCAGAAACACGACCAACCGCACCAAACCCTCCAGTCGCCGTTACGCCATTGGCATATCGCGACGGAGGATAAATTAGGTCGCCTAGTTGATAGCCGGACCCTCGTTGATTGATAACAAATCCGGTAATTGACCCCAGTAATTGACCGGTAATCGCCTCGGGGTCGTTGGGGGGCACCGTAGAAATTGTTTCCCCGGCTTGAAACGTTGTCGCAGTAACAAATTCTTGAACCAGCGCAAACTCATATACGATACTCGCCAATCCTTCCGGAGGCACCCCGTACATCGTAGCCACCAATACCCCTGTGCCGTCTTCAAGAAGTAATCCTCCAAGTTCTTGCGCAACCACCGGTTCGCTAATAAATAATCGCACGACACGACGATCACCTTCAAATGCCTGCACCGCTTGCAATACCGTCGCGTGTGCATTACTGGATTGCCCGACAATTTCGCGGGTCTCAATTAAGGCCACATTCCCTGTTACCGAGTCGTCTTGGTCATAATCCAGTCGTAAAATAGTCGGCTTGACCCATTCGTTATCCGAGGTTGTAAACACGGACTCACGAGGATATGAAAATTCTACATCTTTTCCATACAAAGACCGAAACAAAAATTGATACGATGCCTCACTACCCCGAGATTGATAAAAATCTAAAATTCGAGGAATTAATACAGTAGTATCCGTTAATCCTCGCGGAATATCGCGTAAATATGTGTCGCGAAAGTAAGCAACAAAATCATCTAACGTATGCTCTACATCGTGTGTAGTAAGAAGTTGACGAAGCGTTCCCGACGCTTGACGAATTGACTTATTTGTTTCTACGGTATGTGTATTGGCAAAATACGACCGCACCGGCACTTCATATACAATTACATGATTATTATTGGTCACGCTGCGAATACGAAATTGATCGCTACCCACGCGCAATTGCACATTATTCGCATAGATGCTGGTATTACTAAACTGGGTGTTTGCGCCAATAATCGTTGAATTGCCCGACCGTACCGTCACAACACCGGATTGTGGGGTATATGTGGACGCCACCGGTTGGTCGTCGTACTGTTCCAAAAACTCATAATACGCAGTGACAAACGAAACAAACGCCGGATATTCTGACTCTACAAAATCAGGAATAATATCACGAATGCGTGTGCTCAGTCGATGATGAACATCGTTGGCAAAATGAGCCATAAGTACCTACGCTCCGAATGACCCAAACCCTAGTTGCCCCACAAAGTTGCTGCGGCCTGTAGTGGTATTACGACGATTCAATAAATCTTCTACCATCGTTATCTTGATATTACCGGACGGCAGTAGAATAATTTGACTTCGGTTTGGGGCAACGTCTGAGTTCAACGGGATAGCGCGAATACGCAATTCATTAATTAAATTGGTAGTAATTGCTCTGGGAGAAAAATTTGTAAACGTCACAACGCCGGCGGCAAAATCCACCGACCCCACGTTGGATTTTATTGTTATTGAAGTGTTGTTCGCATCCGTTTTATACACATGCAGCGCCGTTCCCTCATTTTCGACCCAACAAAATTTCTGCACAAACCCAAATTCATCGATGTGCGAAAACGTTTGAGTGCCAATTTTACTACTAACGGATATTACACCGGTGGCGTTTGCATATCCACCAATACCGACGGTCGTTCCGGGCGCAAATAATGGATTGGCAAAATTTAACGTATAATTCGCGACTCCTGCGTTGACCCGAAATTTCTTTTCTAACAACACGGTTGACATATTACTTTGAATACTAATTTCGGCGGTGTCGATAATCCGCGACAATTGAGAATACCGAAAATATGAACCAAATTGACCCAGATATTGAGTGGCATAATTTTGAATGGCCGTGCTGACGGTCTGTTGTAGTTCTTGAATTGACAGCGCCGTCGACGCAGATGTATACCGAACTTCCGAATCCGTTACCAAATAAATGTAATCTGGATCGACCGTTTCAAACGACAGCGTTGGGGACGCCTTTGGGCGCAACACATTTTTGATAATTTGCGCTTTTTGGGTGGGACCAAATCGTTCGGCATTAATCGGTTTGAGACACACAAACATTTTACCGTATGTCGGGGGATCGTTGTCCTCTCCCCCCCAAATAGTAAGAGAATCAATTCCAGTAACCTCCGACAATAGTATGACGCGAGCATCGTCTGGCGTTACAATCCGACCCTGCGTTTGATAGATATTTGGCGCCAACCGTTTAATACTTTCAATACTTTCTCTGGGCGCACCCCCATACGACGGAATATTTACATTACTGAGTGTCGTCGATACATTGCTTGTTTGACTAACCGTACCTAATGCGTTACCGGTATACACAAACGTATTGGCTCCAGAACTGGCGGAACCTCGCGAATCCAAATAGGTGATAATAACTTGTTGTCCGATATTTAAATTTCGACCAAGCCGGCCGTCCCCAAATTGAATCTCATAATCACCAGCGGTTGTTTCAAACAAAAAATACACATTAGAAGTCGCATTAACCGCCACCGCAGAAGTGGCCCGTGTATATAGGTATGCGATCGGAGAAGAGGGGGGAGTGACGGTCACACTAATGGTGGTGGTGTCTACATTTTGATTTAATACACGTAATACGGTACCCGTATCCGAATAATTAGTTGACGTAATATCGTAGGTTTGTGTCAGTAAGGTGCCTTCGCGAAGTTGTACGCCAGTAAATGTTACGTTGGTGTTGCCATTCGGGTAAATAAGGGCGTCGTTTAATGTATAAAACGTAAACACCGTGCCAGAAACATTTGATTGAAATGACGCATACTTGGGTAATAACAGCGTGCCTTCTTCAGGTTCCACATCATTTACAGTAACATCAACTTCTGCGGTAGATCCGGTCACCGACCGAGGAATATATCCCACCTGTTTGGCCGCGGCCACGACAGAGTTACGAACTTGTGCGGTCTGCAAGAATACTTCATTGACGGCAAAATTTGTATACCATCCGTGATAATACGCATCATACGCCAAAATATCCAATAATAACGACAGCGAGGACCCTTCAAAGTTATAATCTTGAAACTCGGTCTGGGCTTGAAGATATCGTTTAAGATCTGCGCGAATGGTATCAAAATCAAGCGGAACAATTTGAATATTGGAGGTAGTGTCCATATGTGCGTTACCGTAAGCGGCGCAACAAAACGCCAGTTGTAATAAGATTTGGCAAATTTAATACCGTGACTGCAATTTCAATCCATACTGTATGCGGCTCCAAGTATTCCCCTGTGGGTTTTTTATCAAAAAACACGTCAATGTATTGCAGTTCTACCCGAGGTTCAAATTGACGAATTGTATCGCCAATATTTTTAACTAGCACCGTTGTAGTAACTGTATCTAACGGCTCAAACAACATGCGATTGACGGTGCCCCCCAATCCCGGTTGAAACACGCGCTCCCCGAGCGACGTTAATACTAATACCCGTAGCGATTGTTTAATCGATTCTTCATTTTCTACCTTCATTAAATCCGCCGTAATCGGATCCGGAAGAAACGAAATGTCAAAATCGCTGTACAGGATTTGAGCTGCCATGTTCGTATTTAGTCAACGCCGCATTAGATTATATGCTCGGTGGGGGAGGAGGCGGTGCACCTTTCCCTCCCCCCGTTCCCCCATTACACGGCCAATTATTGGTCCATCGAGACGAAATAACGTGCGCATCACTGGCGCGGCGGGGATCTGCGGATTCTGTATTACCACATGCGGTGATATACAAGTTTTCCAGTCGGGCCAAGAAATAGCCTTGCCATCCAATTACCCACCGACCGTCACTTAATTGATCGGGCTTGGAAGAATACGCAACCCAGTCCTCTACCCTAAAAGGTTCGTCCGGACATGACAGCGCCCGACGACCGGCCTCTGTCGCAATGTCCATTCCCAACAGCGGATCATTGAGAATGTCTTGGCGAATAGTCGCCCGCAAGTATTCGGGATCAATGCTAATTCCCGCAGGCAATTCCCAATAATAGGGATTGGTAGGATCTGTGCCGGGCGGGGGAAACACCACAGCCGCACACCCCCCCTCAATACTACTAAAAATACTGGCCGGGAGTTGTTGCGGAAGTTCTGTATCTAGACCCACCGGCTGTAGTCGCTGTTGACGCTCCGATAACGTCTGTAATAATTCGGTTCCTGTAGCAATATTTTGAGTGGCTTGTGTGTCTGTGCCTGTATTTGGTTGATATACGTGCAACCCATCGACAAATGTATCATTAAATGTTTTGGTGAGCACTTGACGGCGTCGTGCGTCAATACTAAACGACACGTGAATCCACGCCTGACCTTTACCCGAAATATCATAGCATAGTATTAGTTGATCATATAAAATATGATCGCGCATCCATTGTGCCAACGTATATAAATTTGACGCAACCGCCAACGAACCATCACCTAACGTAACGTCTATTGCCTCTCCTCGCTCGTGTGGTGATGTACCTGTAGTTTCGGCGCGAAACCCTTCCAAAATAGATACCGATCCAAATCCTTGCGCCTGTGCGTGTGTATTGGTGGGTGCGTATACATTTTCTGCCAACAGTGTTAGCCGGTACATCAGTTCATCTTCCAACAAGCCGGCTTGTGGGTACAACCGTTCGTCTGGGGTGCTAATAATCACGTGTCGAACGGCTTGGTGTGCGATTGTTTTTTCTTTGTCGTCTAGTGTATATGCGGTTCCTCGTGGATTAAAAAACCGAGGAGAATGGACCAGTGCCGCCGCCGTTTTGAATGCGCGAGGTAAAGTAGGGAGACCTGCACCAATCGGGACTCCAGATATCAGCGATTGTGCCACTGACTTGGCCACTGTTTCCGACAATGCTTTTGCCGCGGCGCTCGCAGACGCAGATAACCCCTCCGTCAGTGGGCGTCGAATTTTTTCTGGATCTAATTCTTCAACAATTGCCACGCCCAGCGCCGCGGCGCCAACTGCTTTTGTTACGGTGCTCAGTCCACCCGTAAGTTTTTTTCCGCCAGGTAATTTGAACTTTCCAAGCACCTTTCCTGCTAACGCCGCCCCGACCGGTCCTAGTGCAGCGGTTGCACCAGCCGCCACAGCTTGGGATTTTAATGCTTGGGGAACCTTTCCGGAAAGCCCGGAAACCTTTCCGCTGAGTTTATTTTTCAGTTTCGACAGTTTTGTCGACACCGGATTATTCTTCAAAAAACTCAACGATTTCGGGGGGCGACCAGATTCTAATAGCTCGGCGGCGTCCCGCACGTCACGAAACGCAAATTTTTTCTTTCCACTAACGTCGGGAGATGGCATCTTTGTATTTAGTCAGCGATACATTAAATTATACGCTCGGGAAAACTACGGAGTCATTCGCCGCGTCGGCCTCCAGAACCTCTAGCATTGATTTTACCTCCCCATCGTGGCCCCGCCTCCGGAGCACACACCGGCACAAATTGTGGTTTAGGATTAACAATCGCATTTGGTTCATTACTATTTGGAGCGTCGTTGATGATATCAACAACTTGATACGACTTTCCATTATACAGCGGCGTGGGGCTGTGATACATAATAGCATCCACGGCATGTCCATTCCATTGATTTTGACCAGAAGTTTTTGTAACGTGACCCCATTCTGGTCCTAGTTGATTCACGACATATTCCACCCATTCTCCGGCGCCTCGTACGGTTGTCAAATTATGGAGCGATGGATCATAGAATCCTACAATGCCTGGGTCTTGTACTGTAGGATCTGGATTTCCACATTCTCCCTCTTCGCTCGCGCTTCCTGTGCTACTCGACAACATCGTCGCATTAATTTGAGGCACCTCAATAACCGGACTTGTAAAATTCACCATCATATCGGCTAGTCGCAGTCCACTATGACCCAACATGTCAGTATCTTTATATTTAAACTTACCAAAAAATTCTTGCATTGGACGAAGACGATATACCTGCAACGTACTTGACCGAGTTTCTGCCGGCCACGGCGCCGTCAATATTACCGACGTATCGGACGCAATCGATTCAATTACCGCATCAGTTCCGTCCACCGTAACAGTCATTCCTAGTTCCAAATCTTCAGTGAACTTTGTGTTGATGCCCTCCATCACATTACTACCGGTCGTGCACCGAACATTTCCTCCGGAAGGCAAATTAAACGCATATCGTGGCCTGGGTTCGGGGTCGGGGGGTGTGATATCGGATTGTACGGCTTTTCCAGGCGACGTTTTTGCGGATGCGGAGTAGTCACCCAATTCGACACTAAGATTAGTATGCGCACTATAACTCTCCCCACTCACATCGTCTGGGGTGTCCAATGTACGTCCTCGCAACTTAGCATATATTAATGGGGTCGCGACACCAGCACCCAAAGACGCGAGGACCGCCGCCGAGCTATACAATTTTGGATTGGACAGGGGGAGTTCACTGGGCTGTTCCGTCAATGTGGAGAACGCCGGTTCTCCCGCCGCATCCACCGCAGTATTAGCAAGAATTTGAGCCATTTGTGTTTGTGCAGCCGCTGGTGTAATCTTTCCGTCTTTGATTTGTTTTGACAATCCGCTCATACTTTGTTGACCAAGCGCACCCAAAGGCATTTTTACTATTGGTACAAATATAGGCGGAATCGACAGTGCCGGATACGGGGCAATTCCGGTTGGAATCGACATCATAGGCATTCCCCCCGGAGACATGCCCCCGATATCCACCTGTGGAGAATTTAAAAAAATCTTCTTCGAGGCCTTCATCTCGATCGCATCCGCAGAAATTTTCAAATTTCCCTTGACATTAAACGCCGCGCCATCTTTGGCGTCAATCACTAACTCCCCTTTGCGTACGTGTAATGTATACCCTCCCTCAACAACAATATTCCAGTCACCCGCAACATATACCTCATTATCGCCGATGGTAATGTCTTGACGTTTTTTAACGGTCTTATACTTGACCCCGCCGTCGGGTCGCATTTCAATGTGCGACCCCGTGCGATGATAAACATGCACTCGCTCCGCGCCCGGAGAATCATCTACTTCAATAAGGTGCCCAGATTCCGATTCCATTAGCACCGTATTATATGGATATTGCGGATTATACGCCGGCGCCTCTTCTTCCATTGTTTTGGACCCCGACCCAAATAACGTGGCCGCCACCGCACCACCCGCCGCGATCGCCGCAGACAAAGACGGGACGGTGGGGGATGAGGATCGTGCGGCAGCCATTAACACTTTAGCGGTAGGGGGAATGCTCTGAGGCTGACGGAATACTCGTGTATTACTTTTTAATTCGGACGGAGTAATACTAACAGGCACAGTGGACGACGGTGACGGTATCGGCAACGGCGGTGCCAGAATTCCCGGCGTCGTTCCTATCTCAACGTCGACTTGTCCTATAGGCAAAAATTGCGAAAATACAACTTTAGACGACCGCCCCGCCGGAACTACTACAGGAAAAGGAAGATCGTTCACATCGTATTCAAGCGCGAGTCGAGATTGTGCATTAGTGTATCCATTCCACACAACGTACGCTTTTTGTGTTGCCGCATTCCACGCAATCAAACGATCAGTTTGTACGGTTGGAGACGCGTCTTGCCCTATCGTCCAGTCGCCCCGAGTCGTCGCCAATCCAATAGTGACGTACCCGTACCACGCGTATTGATTTTCATCTGTAGGAATGGGTTCGCCGTCGTCATCAAGGTCCAAAAACCCCTGTGACCCAAATGCAATGTTTCCACTTTCAAGTAGCGACCCCACGGGGGTTAGTGTGTCGTCTAATATAATACGTGCATACGACCGGCCTACCCCATACGAACTGGCCGCGCCGCGCACCCACGTAACTTCCCACAACGGCGCACCACTCGATGTTGTGGGATCGGGTCGAATTGCCACACAATGTATTCCGTGGGCCACTTCAGATCCCACCCACACATTCCCCTGCGAATCTTTGACCGACACATACCCACTACCATCGGATCCCACTTGCGCCACAACCGCCGTGATATCATATTGCCACGCGCCACGAATATGGTTCCCACCCTCCTCGTTGAACCAGTCGTGACTCGTAATAACTTTTGCAAATCCCTGACCTTCACCATCTGGATTGCGGCCTATCGTAATCACATCCGACCCAATCACCGAGGTGTCTGGAGGCGCAGTAATACTTACAGTACGAAGATTATCGTTAGTTGAACATAAATAATAAGAAGTGTCAATAGACGGGTCAACCGTATATTTACGAAGTTCTCTGGGCTGCTCTTCTGGTCCGGTGCTAGTGACCACCGTGATACTGCCGGTATCCGACACGCGAATGTCGCCATTAAACTCAATATTCTTCTGAAAATTTACTCTATATCCATATAGTTTGCCAAACTCAAAGACCACCAACCCTAGCCCGTTTGGATGAAATCCCAGCACCCAGTCCCCATCGTTTTGCGTCAACGATACCGGAACATAAATTGATGCAAACTTTCCGGTGTCAATAACATAGCGATTCAAGACATCATTTGCGACGTAAACCACCACCCCATTCCGTACATGTGCGGTGGTGATTGGATCATAGGTAATAACTACCGGCGCATTAATATTCGCATCTTTGGTGAGATAGCCAAGTCCCGTATCAGTATTTCTATCTAAAATTATCAATACCGTGCCGGTATCGTCTACGGCAACAGAAGCATAGTCAGCATGCGACCGTCCTAACGAGTCGCGATAACCTCCGCTCGATGTCCACGCCGCCCAAACATCTCCCCCCGCATAAAGACGATCCGCACCTGAGGCCGAGACTTGCGCAGACACGCCCGTGCGCGTATCATATGTGTAGAGACGCGCACTTCCTGACTGACTTGACTCAAAGACGAGAGTCCAATCATTTAACCAGACGGCATGACGGCCGAGAATGGGCGTATTGACAAGCGAATTCACCGGAGCATTCGCATCCCAGTGAATGACAGTGCCATTATAAGACAGTGACTGGGTGGTGGATGCCCCTAACGCGGATTTAAGTTGTTTATTTAAGCGTGGCATACTATATGTTCATTTCTGGAAACTTCGCAAACTGTGGGGCTTGAATAACGTCTTTGACCCGCACCCCAGGCAATACACCGAGCATCACGGGTTGTTGGGCGATTTGCCCGTCCAAAAAAAATCCAAGCACCCACGACGATTCTTCAGGAGATTTCACGCCGTGGGGATTATTTAACGGTGCGACAGGCAGTGCCCACGGTAAGTCTTCTTTCGGGAGTAATGTTTGATCGGAGGTGTGCCAGCCAAAAATGCGCACACGAGCGCGACCTAATTTGAGTGGGTCGTTACGGTCTTCGACAACTCCGATCCACCAAAAAAATCCATTTTTGCCCATGTAATCATGGGCGCTAATAGTGCCAAGTCGAGACGATTCGTTAAATTCCATATGAATATTTATCAGGACGTTGCAAAAGAGTCGGTGACGGCTTCAAACGTTGTTTCATACAAAAACCCCTGCCGACCGTCAGCAATAATACTATGTTTGGCGTTGATAATAATATACCGACCCGACGCAGAATCTTTAAACGGAGTACCAGATCTTTTATTGTTTAGTGAGGTAGGAAATTCGACGTCAATAAACTTTCCAGCATGTAATTCAGGCGCGCCGGCAACCCGACCACGAATACATCGCGATTGCAATCCAAGTAATTCTCGATTGCGACCATCTAATGTTTGCGCAATAAAATTGTCAGTGATGGTAGGATCTTTACGTATCAATTCTGTATTGGTCGCACTGAACGCGGTAGTAGGCACCACAAATATGCGGGATGTCGGGGGAGTGGTTAGTCCAATTTCTTTAGGATAAATATCGACCCCGTTAGGATTCACGCGCCGGCGACGATCATAGGCGGTATCCAGTCCTGTGCCTGAAATTTCAACGCCACATACCCCCGACAATACATCTGGCGCAATAGTTGTTGACGCGAAATATCCACGAGACATGGCATACAAAATATCAAACCCCGAAATAACCTGTAGTTGTTCGGCTTTAATACGAGTGCGGGTATTACCTGTGTCGCGCTGTCCCGCAAGTTCTACGTAAATTGTAGGAATTTGTGTATCTTGCGCCGATCGTTCAAGCAAGCGTGAAAATGACGTATAATAATACCCTTCTAGTGTTTCAAAAAACAAATAGTTCGTTTCGTTTGTTGTAGATTGGCCCTGTAACGTCAGGAGTTGAATGACTTCTAACGGTCGCATAAAAGGCACAACCATTTTAATAGGTCGATTGGTTCTTTGCCGTTCGACAAATTGTTTGTTGCTGGACAACCCATAGGGTTGTTCAACAATATCTCGAATAATGTCTTCAGGGAACCAATTTTTATTTCCATTTTTTACATACGACCGCGATATTTTTCGAATAGTGGACGTCACCAATTCTGGACTACAAATCCCTAATGCAAATTCTTCGCTCGATTGGTTGACCGGAGAACGATTGGATTGATTATATATGGCAAAACCAAACGGCCCAAATGTACGGGGTTCAGACGTTTGTTTGTCGAGCACACTAAATTGCATCCACATTTGATCTAATCCACGCATTAATGCTAAATTAGTCAACGCTTGTGTATCACGAAAGTACACCTCACCCGTCAGTGCCGGCGCAAACATATTTTCAAACACGTCAATACGATTGACATACGTGCGTACGTCATCTAATATTGCTTTAGTTTTTTGTAAATCTGGGGTTGTAGGATTTAACAAATACGGAGAAAGAATCTGGAGTCGGTCAACCGAAACGGCTTTATCGGCAGCGGGGGAAGAACTAACGGGTGAATTCAACATTGCTCAATGACCCCATCAATTGCTGAAATTGTCGCAAAAACGATTGAAATGTCGTCGGTAATAATCGTTTAATATCTCGTCGCGCGTCGTTTAATTCAGTTTCATAATCATATACAGATATCTGACGTCGCTGGTCTGAAGGAGTTGCCGCGTATAATGTGCTGTCAATTATTAAGTCCTGTCCCGTGTCTGGGTTTTTCCACACATATTGATAGATGGCGTCCTGACTTTGTTCGTTTCCATCCGCACATTCGTTACACGATTCATATTTCTTGGCCATATAGTCGTAAAATTCGCGGTTTGTTAGTGGCCAATCATACAAATCGCGCATATTATTGGATAGCATTACCACCCATGAGTAGCGAGAGTCCCCATACCATTGCGCCGCTAATATATCCGCACGATCTCTGTCTTGTATTTTATACCACTCATACGCACCCAACTCCACCGTTGATCGCAGTTGCACCGTCATATTTGGCACTATACGACGAATTTTTTGCGGCAATCCGTTTTGAATTTCCGTAGTGTGGTATTCGAGTTTGGGAAAATATTGAAAATATCGCATAAGTTAAAACCGAAACCGCAATGTATTGTTTGTCGTAGGTGCACTTTCGTCTTTTAGATCAAAATCATTTTTAACTCTGTTTCTATTTAATAGCACCATCTCTTTAAATGCCATATCGACGGTAATTTTGGCGGGAAATTGTTTTCCGTTTTGTGACACAAATAATTTTAACGAATCCGTTCCCCCTCCATAATCTACCGCAAATGAGGTGAGCACCGAAGGCAACAACGTAAATGTGGTATTTTGTATCGAATGTACGATTTGAAACTCATACGGAAATTCAAAAAATGCACCCCCAACTGCCGGCATTGGTAGCATGGTATATTTGAAGACACTAATAATTTGATCTATTGTTTCCGATTCGCCAATATTTTTTGGCATAAACGTATACGTAAAGGTGTGTTCACGAAAGTTAACATTCTTGAATACGTTTTCCGTAAATGGATTGTCTTGTAGGCCAAGCGCAATTGCGCCAACCCCTTCTGAATCTCCACCGCCGACCTTTGCAAGCGCACCTATGGCCGTCTGTGCGGCGGTGAACCCCGCGGCTTTAAGTAAATTTCCGCCACCCGCTGCGGTGAGGGTGCCGGCAGCGATCGCGCCGAACAGGGCCCCCTTCCCGCCGCCTAATAGACCTCCAAGTATGGCGCCGGCGCCCACCGTAGCGGACTCCCCTCTATTTGATGCAACAATTCCGGCTGCTTGACCCACTTCAAATGTTTCGTATTCAACACCATAGGTGGTTTTTAACGCACTTGTGGGAGTTGGCAGCGCAATTGCAAAATCAGGAGTCGGAAGGCTGCTGTATAAACTATCGCCACCTAGAGCAGAATATATCGAGTCAAATCCCGTCCGTCGTTTATACGGCATAAACAACGTAAACGGAATGGTAGCAGACCCAGACGATCCTCCCAATCCCGGCGGAAACTGTAACACTCCCCCGCTGGGAATCGCAATGCCGTCCTTGTCGACGCCCTTATTCAAGGCCGAGGACGTGAAGTCACGGATACTATCAATGCTTCCCGAATAATTGCTTAATGTAAAGTATGCGTTCTTGACCATGGTGCCTCTAAATAGAGTAGGGATCTCCTACGTGTATATATGGCATTAAAAGGACGCTTTTTTCCGCGCAACCCAAGCAAATATTTAGGAAATCCGAATAATATTATCTTTCGGAGCGCCTGGGAGCGCACGTTCATGGAGTATTGCGACACCCACACAGACATTTTCCAGTGGGCGTCGGAGGAATTCACCGTGCCGTATTACTTTACGGGCGACAGCAAATGGCATCGCTACTATCCCGACTTCATTATTAACGTGCGCACCAAAAACGACGAAAAACAAACGTGGATGGTCGAAATTAAGCCGTCGTCACAAGTGCAATCTCCCGTAAATAAACGTTACACCAACCAGCGCCGGCAAATCCGCGAGACGATTGAATATGCCAAAAATCAAGCCAAATGGACCGCTGCCAAATCGTTTTGTTCTGCCAAAGGATGGAAGTTTGTGGTGATTACCGAAAAAGAACTGTATCCTCATGGCCGATAACTTTCTCGACCTGCTCATTCAACGCCATTTGCGCGGAGGACGCAGTACTCCGTCGCTCCGAGGTCATCTACACGAACAACGACCGGCACGGGTTGGCGGACGCGCCACGACCGCCAAACCGCTCCCCAATCATCTAGGAGTGTCCGTTGTTCCGATGCTTAATATGATGGGCAACACTCCCGGATCTTCTGCAAGTGCCGGTGTCGTTGCGTGGGCACAAAATATCACCGAAATACTTGGGCAAATAGACCCGAATGACCAAGCAGACATCGTGACACGATACGGCAAATTCAAAAGCATGTTTGTTAATGCCAAACAAATGATTCCAGGCATGATTTACACATTTGCCTATCGAGCCAGCACCACCCCCATGTATGACAAATTTCCGCTGGTCCTCGTGTTGGATCGCACAGCCGACAGCATTTTAGGCATGAACTTTCACTACCTACCCCCGACTCTACGGTTTGGATTGTTCGAATCGATGATGCCCTTGATCGCCCCTTTGCCGGTATTTCAACTCAGTCGTATTTTTCTGACCTACCGAACTCTGAAGCAGCGACGATTGATAGGAACACTGCCGACTATTAAACGATATCTATACCCCAACATACAAGGTCGGGCGGTGTTCGTCTCTCCGCTAGAATGGGCGGTCGCGCTCGCATACCCCAGTCAGCAGTTCATCGGTACCACCCCCACAACCGTGTGGGCGGAAAGCCGCAAAAATCTCCGCTAAATACATATTGCGATGGCCAACACCAACATTTTTGACGCACAAGAATTTTTCACAAAAACCGCATACTACGCCAGTCAAGGGCGAAGTTTATTTCGGTTGACCGAGAGACCGAAGGTGTTGTCGACGAATCAGAATGACCCCCTCGTGGACACAGGGTGGAAGTTATTAACTACAGGGTTGATGGCCAAATCGGTTACTCTGGCCGGCTATAACATGGCCACGTTTGAAGAATTTAGTTACATAGGACCCACTCGCAAACACGCGCACACACAACTATTTGGTCCGATAACGGTAGAGTTTTTTTTAATGGGGCAGTCGCTACTCGAGGCCCAAGCAATACATCATACCTTCCTTGTCTGGCAAGAAAAAATCGCCGGAGCACGCTTTGCTTCAGATGAAGTGGATAGAGGAGCACGTTCTGACTCAACATTTTTTGCTTTAGCATACTACGACGATTATGTGTGTGAAGCGGAAGTTGAAATTTTTGCACCTACTGTCAATGGAACGACCAACACCCTACAAGCAGTTATTCACAATAAATATCGTGAAATTTGGCCCCAAGCATTGGGGGGACTTTCCCCATCATGGGAATCGCCGGACGCCCCATTAACGCTATCTGTCACCTTTGAATTCTTTCACACTAACTCGCTCATTAAATCTTAACTGTGAGGTAACTTATGAAATTGCCCGTGCTCGATACCTATGCGTTCCCCGTCACTCTTCCGTCAACCGGCAAAACTATTACAATGCGCCCCTATTTGGTGCGCGAAGAAAAATTGTTGTTAATGGCCCAAGAATCCGACAACTATCAAGACCAAGTAGAAGCCATTGCACAAATTATTCGCAACTGTACCAATGAGCAGGTCAATCCGCGAGTTTCGCCCTATTTTGACATTGAATATCTATTACTACAACTACGCGCGCGGAGCGTCGGAGAAATTGCCACCCCCGTATATGTGTGTCATCATAAACCCAATGGCGGAGAAGTTGAATGTGGCCATCGCACCCCCGTGTCCATTAATTTAACCGACATTTCCGTTCTCGGACTAAATCAACCCGACGAAGCGTTTATGTTAAAATTGTCAGATCGATATACGCTGCGGTTACGATATCCCACAGTTTACACCATTCATCAATTAGTCTTGACCGCATCAGAAGAAGGAAAAATTAATTCGATACCATTTATGGAGGCCGTGTGTGACGTATTTGACACATTAAATGATCACGAAACCGGACAGTCCTACAATTTTGCCGATTACACTACAGAAGAAAAACTCCAGTTTCTTGAATCGTTATCGACTCGCAACTATGAAGAACTGGTTGAATTTTTAGACCGACTACCGACCGTAGAAAAAACGGTATCTTTTACATGTGAAGCCTGTGCATTTAATCATACCATTGTGTTGTCGGGGGTCGTGGATTTTTTAGACTAGTCGCCCGCTATGATACCCTGCTGAATCACTATCAGACTATTTTTACATTAATGCAGGAGTATCATTGGTCGTGGGGCGATATTCAAAATATGATTCCGTTCGAGCGCGACATCTATCTAATTCTATTAAAACAATGGGTTGATAAGAAAAACGAAGAAATTGCACGGCAACAATTGCGGCATTCCCGATAAATAGCTTTTATGGCAGTCAAACGCAATTCACGTTCTCGTAAGGGTAAACTACGCAAGGAGTTGCAAGCAAACCAAGAACTTGCGTCATTACAGGCGGATGACGTTCTTAGTGCCTCCAGACGTTCGGCGCTCGCCGAATTAACACAAAAACAAGTCGACAAGTTGATGTCTGCGGTGGCGGGTGAGGAAGCACAACTTCAGTCACAACTTACCGAAGCATATCTTCAACAAGACACGGACGTTCAAGATGCGATAAAAGAGTATACGGACGAACTCACCGAGATCTACTACGATTCGTCCTCATCGGATATCAACCCCTTTACCGCAAGCAACGTCATCACGAAAAAGTATCTTCCCACCCTTGATGTAGTGACCGCGGCCATCAAAACAGACCCAATTTTTGATTCTGACAAAATGACCGGTGCCAAAACTGCGCTGTTAAAATATGCCAATAAAATCAAAACAGAGTTAGAATCACGACTGTCGCTGGAAGGGCGGTTAAAGGGGTCACTGTCAAAACTAATGGGTAGTGACGTCGTCATGGGCGCGTTGGCGGGCGCGGCTACCAAAAGTCCGCTTATTGCCCTCGGAGTGTTTGCGTATCAGCAATCAAAAAAGAAAAACGATTACGCGGACAAGTACGACATCAAACGAAAAAAACTTCAACTAGCCACGAGTCGTGCCAACCGTCAACCCGCGACGGGTGCCGCGTCAGGCGCGACGGGTGCGGCGGGTGCGTCTGCCGGCACCGCGTCGGGCCCCGCGACGGGTGCGGCGGGTGCGTCTGCCGGCACCGCGTCGGGCCCCGCGTCGGGTGCGGCGGGTGCACCTTCCACCTCACCATTTCAAGGAATACTCGGGGCGGATGGACAATACGCCGTCGCACCTGACCCCCCCGTTAATGGAAGTATCGGTGTTGCGGGGGACAGCGGACAAGACATTGTAAAAATTCTACATCAGCATACGTCGTTACTTGAAAAAATTTACGGCGT